GGGGGTTCCTCGCATCTCTCGCCCCTCAGCGGGCCACAATGGGCAACGGGCAAGAGTCCGGCGCGGTGGTTCGGTTCTGTCCTCAAAGGCGGGCGCGTATGCGGTAGGATCGCGTACGGGTCGCGCGTGTATCAGTTATGCGGGGGGCGTTCCCGCTGCTGTGGCTCGCGCACAATCAAGGGTGACTTACCGGGCCACAACACAATCAATCGGGTCGGGCTCGCGTGGGCCAAAGTAGGCGGCGGGCCAAGTTCGATTGAAGGGGCATTATAACAGAAGGGTCGGGGCTGTCAATACTCTTGGGAGGATGTTAGCAGCGTCAAGATAATTTTCAGGGGTTGAGAAAAGGGGAGGGGTGGGAGGATAGTGCCGTTTCGATTCGTCCAGCAAGGGCGTTGCGCGGTGTTCTACTCCATAGCATCGGAGTACCATTGGGGGATGTCCTCCTTTGCCCCGCTGACGTTCGCAATCTGGGAGGACGTTAGCAGCCTCGTCCAGGTCGTGTGGGGCCGTCGTCCAGGTCGCGCCATAAGGGAATAAGGGAATAAGATCATAAGAGGATGAGAGGATAAGATCATATTGTCATAAGATCATAAGATCATAAGAGGATCGTATCATCACATTGTCAGTTCATAATGTCCGCTGCTGAAGGCGTCCAGGTCGTAGGGGCGTCCAGGTCGCCATTGTGGGCCGCGCCATATTTTAATAATTTAGGGGGTTGACAGGGTGGGGGGCGTTCATAGTATAATGTATATAAGTTAATGATAGTTGATATTCGCTCGGATGTCCATAGTCGGGGTGATTGTCATCGGGGCTGGCCCCCATCTCTTCCCCCCGCGCTTTGACTCCACACCCAAATTTTCAATTTTTGCCCAAATATTTTTGTTTTTGTTAGTTTTCCCCCACCAAGTTTGTGAAACTCGTAACAATGATCATAACAGGTCTTATCCTTATTATATATTGGCTGCTTTGGCTACGCTTAACGCTAGCACATTTTTCGGCAAAAATCCACAATAATCTTGCATGTCTGTCTCTTTTCTGGTATAGAACGCGCCTGTAAGGAGGAATTTATGCCGATAGCTGTACCACCGAGATACATTGGTGGATCATTGAAAGCACGACAAGCCCGCCCCCTAAATGGGCTGGAAGTCCGAGAAGCGGTCGAAACGCACCTTTTGACGCTCACAGACCGACTTTTGGGCAACATCGGGCTCCTAAGTGACCAAGTGGCCGACTTGGCCGAAGAACTACGAAAGAACGTCCGCACCGTATTTTCCCGCCAAACACGCCTTGGCAAGGTCCACATCACCTATCCGAAGGTCGGATGGAACGTGAAGACCCGAGTTGAGCAACTCGAAGACCACAGTTACGTGGTAAATGCTGAGGTTGAACTGGATTTGGAGCGCAACATACGCATCAATCTCCAGTTTGGCGAATCAGGTCGCGGGATAGTGATCGCCTCCCTCGAAGAAGAGAAGATCCCCACCGACACTCCAGACACCGACCGCCGCCTATTTGGCATGCCAGTCGAGGCCGAGTACGTCCGACCGGACGGAACAATCGGAAAAGTGGACATTCGAGAGCTTCGGGGTGAAAAGAAGATCGCCCGCACCATCGACGTGGGCAGTGGCAAGGACAACAGAGAGCCCCGTGAGGTCCCCGCCGAGATCGAAATAGACGGCGAGATAGTGATCGGGACCAAAGAAATCCTGATGGCGGTAGGAGAAGGTGGCCAACCTATCACCCTCCCACAGGATCATCCCGAAATCTCCCTCGACGACCAGCATGACGGCTACATGTACAACGGCGAATCCGTCGTGGCCACAGTCCCCGAAGTACCCAAAGAGCCGCCTAAGGCCCCCCTCCCACCCAGAGGAATCAGCAAGATCGGGGCCCCCAACGTAAAATTCAAGGATAGGAAATGAAATACCACCTGAAAGAATGTGGTACCTCGTATCGAGGATGTTCCCCAGACTGTAAGTTTCATGAATATCATAGTGACAGAGAGGTCATTGAACGAAATAAGATGAAACAGGTAGCCTACGATTTCGATTGGAGAAACGTCATATTCAGTCTCCTAAGAGACCGAAACGATGTTGAAGACGGATATTGGCGACTAGACATCGCCACAGAGGTGGCTACGCCAGTGCTCCTACAACCAATGTATCAGGGACAAATCCCTGAAACGTTACCTGGAATAATAACTAGGATCACAGGACTCCGAGTCACTAAAGTTCTAGGACCGGGACCCATGACTCTTAGAGTTAGGGATGGCCTAGTAGAGGTAAAAGATGGCTCTGATACAGATCAACGCGGACATGAAGAGAGTGGCGGAGGCCCTGGAGGAGATCCGGGATCTATTGAGGCAGGCTTTTAATCCTCAACCAATCGAGGACTTCGAGCCTTCCACCATGGAAGACTTGTACAACGTAGACGATGGAACCTCTTACGGACAGACCGACGTCGAACGATACGGACCAAGATCGAACTATTAACGAGATCCTGGACTACCCTATCGCAGCAGACGGCTCCTTGGTCACCCGACGGGGCGGCTTGGCGAAGATGAAACCCAAGCTGAACGCCCCTCCGGCGACCCAGCCGGGCTCCGTCGATTGGACTATGACCGCCATGTTCGGCAGTCGCCAAAAAGCGGTCGAGATGATCGAGAGTTTAGTGGCCGGGCAGGGAGAGAACGCCGACGAAAAGTGGATCAAGGTAGTCCTTTTGTACAAACAATGGCAGATTCAGTTCGCAAAAGGCGAAATCAACGAGGTCCCCACCCTCAATCAGGTCTGTTACTCCCTCGATTTTGACGCCACCACCTTCGTCCGAGAGCTACAGCAGGGCGTAATGAGCCTCATGAGGTCCATGTCGGCCATGAAAGCGGCCCTGAAGTCCCCTTTGGTGGTCGATAACCTCCTCAACAAGGCCATGGACCCCAAAGCGGACGTCAAAGAGATCGAATTGGCCCTGAAAATAGGCGGCGTAGTCGAATCGGGCCCCGGCATGGCTGTCCAAATCAACAATAACAACACTAATCAGAACGCAGTCGTCCTCAAAAGCGACCGTGAGAAGCAAAAGTCCCCGCTCTTGCAGTTCAATAACACCGTCAGGGACATAGACACTGAAGTAAGGAAGGACCATAGGGAGGACATCGAATGTACTCCCGAAAAGTAATAGAGCGTAACCTTCGGTTGGCGGAACAAATCATCCGAAAGGACCATGAATTGTCCCCCCGCTGGAACATGTACCCGCCCACTAACGGTGAAAGAGACGAGATGCGGGCCCATTTCGAGTCCCTCCTCGACCACAAAGGTTATCTGATGCGGGATTTCACCCGAGAGGAGCGTCTGTGGGTCCTGGTCGAAGCCACCTTCTGTAAGCTGGACTTCCTCTATTTCGCTCGCAACTATGCCAGGATCAAGGACTGGGGCGCTAACGTCGTCTACTTCGAGCCGAACGTGTCGCAGCAGATCGTCTTAGATCTGCTTGCCTACAACGAGGAACGACGCTTCGCCCAAAACTTCATGTTCTTGAAGGCCCGCCGCCTAGGTCTCACCACCATCTGGCAGATCCTTTTGGCCCACCGAACCTTCTTCTACTGGCATGTGGGCGCGTACACGGGCTCCGCCGAAGAGACCAAGTCCCGAGAAATGGTCAAGATGTTGGGGTTCGTGTGGGACAACATGCCTTATTGGCTGCGTCCACGCCGCACCGCCAACGTGGTGGGCGACAAGATGGAGTTCGGGGACATCGACTCGACGGTCGTCGTCCAGTGGGGAAACCAAAAACTGGGTATCGGTCGTGGGGCCACCCCCACAATAGCGCACCTTTCAGAGGTGTCCTTCTTCGAAAAGCCCGAAGAACTGATCGACGCCTCCATCGCCAAAGCCATTCTGGAGAATCCCTTCGGAATGCTGGCCATGGAATCGACCGCCAACGTGCTCGGAGACTGGTGGAACCTGACTTGGGACTACAACACGGAGAAGGACTCCGAGGGCTTGGCGACTTACAAGCCGATCTTCCTCCCATGGTACGTGGGCACCGACCTGTATCCGACCGACGCTTGGTACCGCAGACGTCCCGCGCCCGAAAAATGGAAGCCCCCGGCCTACGTCGAGCGCCACGCCGAGGCCGCCAAGATCTACGTCAAGTCCAAGAAGATCCTCCGAGACGTCTTGGGTGACGACTGGGAGATGTCCCGCCGCCAAATGTGGTGGTACTATATGCAGTTCGAAGAGGCCAGGAAGCGGAAACAACTCCACATCCTGCTCCGAGAACTACCGGCGAGCGCCGACGAAGCGTTCCAGAACGCCAACCCGTCGGTCTTCACCCTCGAAACGCTGACGGAGGTCCGAACCATAACTCGGACTTCGAAGCCCGCTGGGGTGTTTCAGGTGGCGGGCCACTCTGTCCCGTTCATCTACAGCGACCAGCGGGTGGTGGGTCCGGCGACTGAGGCGAAGGCTTTCGCCCACGACGGCACCCTACTCGAAACCTTCAGGCTCGAACCCGTCGAAACAGACGGCTGGCCTGACACTACTGCGGAGTTGAAGCTATATGTCTGGGAATGGCCGAAGGAAGGCGAGACGTATGGGGTCTACTGCGACCCGTCGGAAGGCGTCGGTCTGGACAACTCTGTGGTCGGAGTTATCAAGAAGGCGACGCCTTGGCATCCTGATGAGCAGGTTGCTGAATGGGTTTCCAACAAGGTTGCGCCTCATGACCTTTGGATTTACGTGTATTGCCTGTGCCATCTCTACACTGTTAGGGGGCCTGATGGTCAGTGGCGAGAACCTCTGGCTGCTATTGAGGTTAATATCAACGCAGGGGACGCGGTCCAAACAGAAATGCTCAAACGAGGATACACCAACTTCTACCGAGAAACCGACATGACCCAGATCGGAGAGGTGGGGTCCCAATTTAGGAAACGGCCCAGGGCGATACGCGACCGCATCGGCTGGCGCACTGACGTCCGGACCCGGCCCAAGATGATCTCCCTGTTCCGCAAAATGGTCAGAGACGGCAACCTCATAGTCAGGTCGCCTGAACTGGTCAACGAGATGGGAACTCTCCAGTACAACCTGGACAAGCAGCGGATCGAGGCGGCGGAAAACAAGCACGACGACCGCATCATGGGACCGGCCATCCTTCTAACCTGCTGGTATGATCCTGAGGTTTATGGTACGGTGCCCACGGCTTTCATGGAACAGAGGTCCTACGAGGCCGAATTAGAACGGACACCGTCCTACACCGGAGATAAAGAATTTGGCAGGCACAGCCGCCACATACATCGCATAGACCCTCTCACGGATTCGAGGCAACTATTGTATGGCTAGTAGATTAGATTATGAATGTGGAAATGGACACCGCTTTGAGGAATTTAGAGGACGAGATGCGGAGAAATGCCCGGAGTGTGGAAGCATGGCTGACATCATCTGGCTCTCCCCCGAGTCCCCGCACCGACAGTTACACACACCAATTGTTATGTGGCGTTACTCCGACGGTTCTCTCGGAGTGGCGGGAGGCGCGGACTCGCGCACTCCAAAGAATGCGGAACGCGTCGAGATTCGTACTGCGGGAGAGTACAGACGATACGCCAAAGAGTTGAACGGTCAATTACAAAGTAAGGATGAACGACGGGAGGAGCGGTACGCCGAGGCCATGGCAAAGATGGAGAAGCACTACCGCTCCAACCTAGCTTGGGCGATGGGCCAAGAAACGGACCCCGTGGCCAGAGACATTTACCGCGAGGCGCTGGAAAGGGCCCCATCTAGGCGGGGGGCTCCGACCTTCCGGGAGTTCTTCTCGGTAGCGATGGAGATGGACAAGAGCAACTATGAGTGAGAAGGACGTGATCTTGAATTATCTCCATAGCATAGTTAAGGACACCGAAGGAGATATGGCCGCGAATATTTTAAGGGCCAAGGACTTGGCCGAGATAAGAAGGGCGTTCTCCATGACCACGGTCCCGGAGACCGAGCTAGTCATTCGAGTAACGATAGAAATAGTGACTAAGGAGTAAGACATGGCGACCACACAAGGAGGACAATCGCCTGCGGTCGTGACGGGCGCGGGAGCCGGGTCTTCTAGGCCCAGCAGATACGAGGCTCCATACCAATGGAACGGCGAGCCCAAGCAGGCCCAACGCATCCTGTCTTGGGTGACCGAGTGCGTCCAGGAGGGGGAGATGTTCCTCAAATCACAGAGCGGGTATCGCTTCGTGGACGCCTCGCACCGCATCATGGCCGACATCGGCTTCGACGAGCTACCAAGGACCCTGTCTAAAGCATCGAAGAACTTCGTTAAACGAGACGTCCGCGAGCTAGTCGGAACGTTGGCCAACCCGAGACCCATAACCTCATTCAAGACGGACAACCAGGACTGGGTGGACCAGTCCGAGATCCTGAACAAGAGCTATCAACACTGGTACCTGTCCTCGTTCGTAGACCGCCGCCTGAGGGAGGCTCTCCAGTTCGCGGCGGTCGAGGGGACCGGGTATCTGATCATGGAGTGGGACCCCAGCTATTGGGTTCCGGGAGATGGGGACATAACGTTGCAGGCTCTGGGGGTAGACGCCGTGCTTCCTGTCCACATCTCCCCGGAGGATTGGAACCTACAGAAGGCGTACGCGGTCATCATCCGCCGCCAATTTCCGATCTTCCAAGTCATAAGGAGGTTCCCGCTTGCTGCGCATCTTATTGCGCCTGATGGAGAAGCTGTTAATAAGTTTCGTAGACTTGTCAATAATCTGCTTGATCGCGTTACTCCGACGGTCCAGAACACCTATGGTTCCCAGAGGGGGTATCGTGGTGAGGACCCCGCTGGGAAACAGCTTGTTACTGTCTATGATATTTACATCCTCGACTCCCAAACTAACATGGGAGAAGCTCCCATCAAGAAGGGAGTAGAGGGGTCCCCTTGGGAATATCAGGTCCCCTACTACGGGCAGCCCATCCCGATAGGCATGAACATGCCGGGGACGATGATGCCCATAACGAAACCGGCTGATTATCATGATGCTAGAATTTTCCCGTATCGGAGACATATTGTCTGCACACGGACGGCTGTCCTTTACGATGACACATCCCGATGGTGGCATGGACAAGTACCTCTTGTTAAGTTTCGACTCGACGACTGGCCGTTTGAATATTGTGGAATTCCCGTCACGAAAGAACCTGCTAAGCTCCAGGCGATGCTTACTAGCCTTCTTCGAGCATATGACGATTCCTCAAATGCGAGACTTCGTCCAGGTCTTATTTTCGACAAGACCAGAATCTCTGAGGCGTTGGCTAGAGCTTTTGACCCGCGAGCCGGAGGACAAGTCATCGGCGCCAACAACATGATGGGAGAGGTCCTGAAGCTGGCGGTCGATCCGAAATACTACGCCATGCAGAATGACATCCTCGATCTGATGGCTCAGATAGAGGAGGGTGGCACAAAGCTGACGGGTCTGCACGATCTGACCGCGATGGCCAAAGCGGCGCAAGTCCCAGGCGCGGATACCATAGAGAAGCTGGCTGAGATGGCCGGACCGATAGCGACCGACATGTCCAGGAACATGGAGGCGTCACTTAGAGATCTAGGAGAACTTTGGAAATGCATGTTTTTCGAATTCTACAACGCCCGGAAACGGTGGCAGATTCTGGGAAGGGACGGCGTGACGAGGGAGGACTTCGACTTCGACCCGTCCACGTTAGTGCCGAGCAACATCGACTTACCTGTAGTGGGCCGTGGAGGTACGAGGTCCGAGAGGGCCCGAGTCCATATGCGGAACTTCCACTTCTCAATCGTCCCGAATTCGATATACCAAATGACGCAGTCAACGAGACGATTGCTACTCCTGCAACTGGCTCGTATGGCGATGCCAATTCCCCCTAAGTACTTGCTCGAACAGTTCGACATACCGAATCCGCAGAAGATGATCGACGAGTTCTGGGAATACAAGATGGAAGAGGCGCAGAAGATGACTGCCATCCAAATTGCGGCGATGGCTATGACCCCGATGGGCATGGCCGGAATGGCGATGCAACAGGGCCTCCAAGGCGGTGGGGGACCAAATCAACAAGGCGCGGGCCGACCTCCTACCGGCCAAGAACCTCCACACGTAGAGCAGAAAGATGGTGGGACTAGGTCTACAATCTCGGAGAGCTAATGAACACTGATTACATTGGGGCTCACGCCGAATCCCAATTCACGGCTTTCGCTTTAGAGAATGGGTGGGAGGTGGCCCATCCCTACATCAAGACGGCTCCCTACGATTCCCTGATCCGACGTTCTCCCGATTCGCCTTGGGAAACAGTCCAGGTCAAGCGGGCTTATTATGTGACCAAGAGCGCCAAGAACAAGAACCTGGAGGTTCGCCTACACCGGGGCCTGGGCCCCACCCGACGGCCTTACAAGACCGGCGATTTCGATTGGCTGTTCTGCTACCACGAAGACGGACGATGGTTCATGCCATGGGATCTATTGAAGAGGAAAAGATCTTCGGTTCAGGTCGGTAGTCCTAGGTATGATCTTTGGAGGGTTTGACAATTAGGTGGCGGGCTAATATACTAGATTCATTCAAGGGCACATATACGCATGATGAATCTCCAAGGGGGAGCGAGTAGGACGCTCCCCCCATTTTTTGTTACGTCAGCTTATTCTTAAGGGCGGCGATCTCCCTCTCGATATTCCGACGCTTCTCGTTGTTAGTAAGCAGTTGCTCAAGCCGAAGCTCAAGAGCCTTCAACTGACGCTGACGGTCGTTCCTCATCTTGACGTTGAGTTCAGCCGTGCACTCGTCCAGACGCGTCTGAAGATCCTGAGGAACCTCATACCCGTTGGCCTTGATCTGGTTGACCAGAACCATGAGAGCCGCCTCAGCGGTGATCAACTGTTCGACGGTCGAAGCGACCGACGGACCATGCTCTATGATCTTAACTACGAACATCAGTTCTCCTTTCTGAGAGCGTCCGCCATTTTCAGGAGCGGGACTCCCATGATCTCATCCACCATCGAGTACTTGTTAGTACGAAGGGTGGTGATTATGTTAGGCAGCGAGTAATAGTCGATCTGCCCATGCTTCATGTCGAACTTCTCGATGACTCCGGGCAACTGATGAGTCAACGCGTCTCCGTCCCCCGGAACGTCGAACCAGTACACGGTCGGCTCATGTCCGATCTGCTCGACGTACTTCTTGTAAGTCGCGCCGAACAGCGGGTGGGTGTTATCGCCGCCGTCCGAGACGATGACGATGCCATCCACACTCTCTTTCTTCCTCAAAAGATAATCGAGTCCGCACCCGATGGAGGTCATGCCCCCGGCCCTCAGGTGGCGGGTCATCTCCTGAATCTGGAAGTAGTTCTTGCCGCTCACGTCGTAGGCCGTCGGATGGTTGGCGAAGAAGATCAGCCACACCTTGCCCTTGACCCTCTCCGTGATCAGCGAGGCAACCTTCTTGGCCAGTTCGATTGACTGATGCATCGACCCGGACATGTCGCCCAGAATCAACCAGTCACCCTCGATGCCGCCAAGCTGCTTGGTCGCGTGAGCCTGGAGTTGGAGCAGGTCCGCCTGCATATCAGCCCCGATTGGATCGGTGTCGATGCTGGCGGCAGCTATTCCACCTCTCATCAATTGCTGCGGCTCCATCCAAGTCATCGTCGCAGTGACGCTAGGATCGACTGCCTTATTCGTAATCCTACTGGTCTTGAGAACGTTCAGCTTCTTGTCGTCCTTCGCCCGGACCAGCGCAGCCTGATAGGCCGCGTTAAGCGCCGGGTCCTTCTTGACTCCCAGACGCTCCAGCATCTTGGAGTTGTTGACGATCTGGTTGCCGGTCATCCCCTCGATCAGCGCCAGAATTATGGCGGGGTCCTTGATCTTGGCGACGGCGCCCACCGCCACTTCGAACGGAATCTTCTCCGTTAGGATGACCCCTGCCGCTTCCTTGGGTGTCATCGTCCTAAGCGCGGCCACTTTGGCGAAGATGGAATTCGCTGGGTATTCGCCGTCAAATAGAATCGCCTGTGCCCTAGGAGATGGGCGCTTATGGGACATCCTGTATAGACGCTTCATGGAGTCCCTGTGCTGTAGCACAGTCCTCTCCCACCATCTGAAATGGTCCTCTCTGGCCTGGAGGTAATCCCTGAGACCTTGCTCAAGCATCCTCCGGAATCCCGCCTTGATCGGATGCCCTTGATTCGTCAGCTTCTTGCTGAAGTCGTAGGCCCGCACTAGGTCACGCGGAGACAGTTTCATAAGGTGCGCGACCGCGTTCTCTGCCAAGTCCCTGTCGTTCTTGGCGACGTTGCGTAGTGCGATCACAGGGTAGGCCACCTTCGAGTCCCGAACCTTACCCTTGATCTCGTTCCAGGCGATGAAGTGAGCGAAGAACTCCGGCTCCGCTTCTGCGGCCAACGTCCCTTGCGAGATGTAGGCGCTCAGGTCGCCGTGTCCGATCTTGGTTAGTGTAGAAATAAATTGCTTACGGTCGTACTCTCTCTTTTCCATCGTCACACTCTTTCCATCCAGATTGATCTCTATATTCAATCTTGAGATTTTTGGGGGCCATCATATCGTCAACGATCTCCTCCGGTGTTTTCTGCCCCGATAGTTTGGCGGCCTGTACCCGCGCCCACATTTGGAACTTCTGGGTCTTGGCCATCCGCTCAAAAGCCGCCCGCTTATTTTGAAGCTGACTCTTGAACTCTCTGCTTTCCCCGACGGCTCCCGATGCCCTGTGAGTGCATCGTATGGCCGTCTTCCTACGATTCTGGTGTTGACCTCCTGGGCCACCGGCAGTCATCTCCTGCCAGTCGCAGTCTTTCGCGGTAACACTAAAAAGTAGCTTCTTCATAAACACAAAAAGGGCAGCCATTACTGACTGCCCTAAGACGCTTACCCATGCGGCGGTTAGAAAATAATTGAGAGCGAAGCGTACTATGCTAATTTACTCAAGCGAGTTTACCAGTTACTCCATCCCTCCATAAGTTAAGTGGAGGGACTAGGATTCGAACCTAGATCTCTTCCTTGTGATGGAAGATAGTAAGTATGTAAGCCTAATACTGGCCCTCAATGTCGTTAGTGGCAAAGCTTAAGGAGCGATTTGGCTGTCACGCCCACAGCAAGGTACCTATCAGATACCCTCCTGTTGGGTGTGACATGTAGTCTCTTTAATGGCCACTAAAATTGCGGATCACGGAGTCGCACCGCGCCTGTCGGGATTATGAGCCCCAACTGGGCACTGGCCCATCCGCACCAAAACGATGATCGCATAGCTCAGTAGGCGTTGTCCGTTTTGCTACACCCCCACAAGTGACGGGGGTGGCCGGAGTCGAACCGGCTTGTTTCAGTCCCTAAAACTGATGCATGTAAGCCTGCCGATGGCAATCAACTTGTTTAAGGATTCGGGTTGGGCCGCGTAGCCCTGAGATACAAAAAGATTGTCGAGTTCGATTCATCCAGACGCCAAAGCCAAGAGGTGTCTGGCAGTTAAAGAACGACCGAATCCTTAACTTAAAGACCCGCAGAGAATAGAGAGGTGTTTAGTCTAACAGATCAGAAGGGGCCGAGGCCCGATCATTATCAGTTTGCATGTAACCTTTCTAAGGGCAGATCTAACTTGTACAGAAGCAAAGCGAAGAGAGGGATTGGTTGTTGCATAGCGGGATTCGCACCCGCTACCCATCGGTTAGTAGCCGATTGCTCTGCTAAATGAGCTATATGCATGTATCCTCGTCTTCTGGCCTCTGATCTTCAAAGATCTTGTCGAGCAGTTCAAGCTCGATAACTTTCAGATACAGACGAACCGCCTCACGCAAATGGTGGGAGGCGCTGTGATCAGTGGTTTCGGCGTACGCCTGAAGTCGCCTCCAGTTCTCTTCGTCGATCCACAATGTTGTTCGTCTCAATGTCACGGCGGAGTATAGGCAGACCTCAGACAGATGTCAATAGTTATTTCTATCTGTCTTCATTTATTCTTTTTAACCATATTCGTGTGTCCTATTGACATTAAAGTTGTGTGTCATTATAACGCGCACGGGGACAAAAGCATTGTTCCTCCTTACTTTAGAACGGTTTGGGGAGGGCAGCCTCCCCAGACCATTAGGAGAGACGATATGCCGGTACTACCTTTAATGCCAGGAGCGAATGACCAGATGGGCTCTCCCATGCCTGGACCGATGCCCCCGCCCCAACCGGGTGGGCCAACGGGACCAGGGCCTGGGGGCGATCTTGCTTCACTCTTAGGAGCGGGTGGACCTCCGCCAATGGCGGGCGCTATTGATCCTTTGCAAATGGGACTCAACCAGTTCGATCAACTGGCCCAGCTAATAGCTGATTTGGCCAGGATGTTTCCGGGCTCGGAACAAGTCGCCTCGCAGATGATGGAAGCTCTCGACCAGTGGAGACAACAAGTTCTTGTCACCATGACTCCGCAGCCCAGCGCGATGCCGGGGGCGGACATGATGATGTAATCCCATGACACCAAACCTGTAAACCAACCCCTGGAGGGAGTCGCGTGAGGGTAGCTCCCGAACAACACCAACCCCCTGGGGAGTCCAAAGGAGTCGAATGGCTAACGAAGCTATTGAACGCGCAGTGGATGACCTGATCGCCAAAGGTCGTGTCCAGCGTGAACTCAGAGACGAATACATTCGGCACTTCGAGGGGAACCTTCAAAGTGACCTACTCCGGGGAGCCGACTATACCAACAAGACCAAACAGCTAGCTGACGAGAAGCGAGCCTACGAACAGAAGCTTCAGCAAGAATACCAGAAGCTTCAATCCGACCGCGCCCGACTCGAACAGTGGCAGAACCAAGTGCAGGGAGAGTTGAGCAAGCTTGACGCCCTTCCGGAGATGGCGGCCAAACTCGCCGCTTATGAACAGGCTTTGAAGGACTACCAGATCTACGATCAGGTCCAGGTCCCTCAGATCCCCAGATCGACGGCCCCTAACTACTCGACCCCGCCGAGGCAGGATCAGCAACAGCAGCAACAGTCGGGCAGGTTTATGACAGTGGAGACGGCAGGAGCCGCGCTTCGAGACTTCGCCCTACTGCAAAGCAAAGTGTCCCGCGTCCAAGCCCAGCACATGAAGCTGTTCGGGGAACCCCTGGAGGACGACCTTGTAGGTCACTACCTCGATACGGGGGAAGATCCCGAGCAACATTGGCGCATCAAGTATGCGGTAGATACTAAGCGTCAACAGATCTTTGAAGCTAACAGACTGGCCGAAATGGCCAAGCTTAAAGAAGAGATGAGGGCTGAACTCATGAAAGAGTTTGCCATGGACCCGAGCCGTGTTACCGGCTCTCCCTTCGGCAAACCCCAGAACGGTCTCACTCCCCTTCTTGAGAACTATTCACAGTCCAGAGCCTTGGCTCATGCCCAACCGCATGCCCACGACAAGGCCCCCGCTCCAGGTTCGACGGAATTCGTCCCACCGGAGAAGAGGTCGGAGTTGGCCATGTCCAGAGACCGCGTGGCTAAGGCAACTGAAATGTTTAACCAGCATTTCGACGTCAACGGGAATCCAACTACCGACCAAGGTAGGAAGTTCTCCCAAGTTTATAAATCTGATTAACACTATGTCGTCTAGGTGGCGGCATGTTTTAACCAAAGGAGCTTGAAATGGCGGACCCAATTGTAACCGCATTGACCGCTGTCACTAAGGAGGAGATCTGGCCCCGCCAAATCACTGACTCCTTCTTCCGTGCCATCCCGTTCTTCTCGTACATCCGAGACAAGGCCCTGATCACCTTCTCGGGTATGACCTTCATGCAGTACCCGTACCTGTTCCGTCCGATGATCGGCGGAGCTTATTCGCCGGGTTCTGCGTTTAACATCGACAAGGTGGACACGATTGCCGCCCTGCAATTCCGTGAGAAGTACTACGAAGTCAACGTCACGGAATTCAAGGAGGAGATCCAGGTCCGCAACAAGGGCACCAACGCGGTGTTCAGTTTGCTCGACGCTGACATGAAGAACGCGATGATGACCATGACCACGATCATCGCCATCTCGGCTTGGAGACACGGGCAAACTTCAGGTGGCGGCGTCGTTGACGACCGCTCCCTTGAGATCAACGGCCTCAGTGAGGCCCTCAACGACGGCATCCTCCCTTCGTGGGACGGCAACATCTTCCCGAACTACGGCGCTCAGGCCCGCAACGGGGCCATCGGCAAGGCGCTCAACTCGAAGCCCTACTGGCTCGGCAACTCCAACGGCACTGCCGGAAAGATCACCTACGAGAAGCTTGAGGACATGTACCAGATAGCTTCCCAGGGTAACCTTTCGCCGGATCTTGGTGTTACTTCGAAGAGGGGCATGACCCTCATCAAGAACACCCTCCAGGTCCAGCAACGGTTCGCCCAGGAGACCGACCCCCGCTACGGCTACGAGGGCATCCTGCTCAACCGCATGAGGCTGACCAAGGACGACTACTGTCCTTCGGCTTCGACGGCTGACGGCGGAACCGGCGACTCCGACCCGATCCTCGGGAACTGGCTTACTGCCGACTTCGCTTACACAGATCCGGGCGCGGCCACCAGAGGTAACTTCCCTGCGGCCAACGTCACCCTTCAACCGCGTGAAGTTATCTTCATGCTCAACACCGACACCTGGATTCTTCGCATTTCCGATGACGAAGAGTTCCAGTTTGGCTGGACCGGATTCAAACCCGGTCAGGACAACACCCGCGTTTCGGGCCAATCGCTGGCGGCTATCAACCTTGAGAACCCGGCTGCGAACCGTCTTAACATCCACGGGTACGGCTTCAACAGCTAATTCCTTGCGGGGATGGAGGTGGCAGCGGCTTCGGCTCTCACAACCGTATCACTGTGGGGCCACCTCCTTTAGCTCTTTTATACGGAAGGAAAGACTATGTATCGCAGGTCTACTAACAACCCTTGGGTCAGTCCCGACGGGTTCCTCAATTCGGGTTACTTCGGTTTCATCGGAGGTGAGGACACGGCTCCTGTGTTGGCCACTGCTGGCGGGTCTCGGTTTCCCGGTCTGATCGGTACGACTGTTGTCCACAGCTTCGATTCGGCCAACAAGGCTTCGAAGACTACTGTGGGAACGTTGCATCAGGGCGTGTACCAGTTGGTTAAGTTCGCCAGTACTCTCACCGCCACGGGTGGTAACATCCAGCGCGGGGAGATTGTCCATTGGGATACTCTGGCCAACAACGGTCTCAACACCTTCACGGTAACTAACACTCCCAGCGCCACCCTGCCCTTCCGGGCTGGCATTGTGGTCAATGCGGATACTGCCGTCGCCAACGCTCAAGGCAAGTTCGGCTGGATTCAGGTGGCGGGTCTGGCCAGCGTCCGGTACGGTACCGTGGCCTCGGCTGTTCTGGGTAACGTCGTTATCCAGGCTACCCTGACTGCCAACGAGGCTGACGCCGTCGCCGACGCGGGCACCACCTTTGCCACCAACGGTGGGGCTAAGTTGGTTATCGGCCTAGCTTATGAGACTCCGGCTTCGGACACTGTCCGTAGAGTTCTTCTCAACCCGTTCGGCTTCTATCCGAACGTCGGAAGGGGGTAATCAATGGCTCTCACACTAACCAGAGTTAAAGGTAGTGAGTTCGAGGCCGGTCGTCTTCGGGGCGTCTTAATCGACGTTCAGTTCGACACCTCGTACCTCACTGCCGGTGAACTTATTTTCCCGGACGACGTAGGCTTTGTTCAGATACTTGGGGCTAGCTGTGTCGCGGTAAAGACTGCCGCAGGCGCCGCCGCCACCACGTACTTCATTCCCATATTCAACCCGATCACCGGGTCGATTCAGGCGATTGAACAGAGCGCCGCCGAAGGGCCGTTGCCGGAAGTGGACTCGACTGAGAACCCTTCCGCTAACGTTTACACGATGCTGTTTCTTGGATTCTAAGCATGTCCAATTTCCTGATCTACACCAACAAGCTCCGTCAGTGGGTGCCAAGCCTTTCGCCGGAACAGGCGGAGGACTTCATCAACGACGCTTGGAGGGACATCAGGGAGGCCAATGACCAATGGTCCTTCTTGTTGGCTCAGGAATATTGGCTTGCTCCGGCCTCGATCAGCTTGACTGGAGTGGGGGTGACACAGTTCTCCCCCACTGTTACTCTCAACCACGCCAGTCTGGTCTCGGTGGCCGGACTAAACAATCCTCCGATCACTCAGCGCCAACTCCGGTTCGGCCTGAGCGGGGGGCCCATTTATGAGATCGCGGCGACGAACGCGCTGAAGGTGACCGATGGGGCGATCAACTCAGCGTCGAACGTCTTGAACAGCGCCACTGGCGCTTTCGCCGTCGATCACGTAGGGAGGCTCATCGTCGTCGCTGGGGCAGGGACCAGTGGCGCAAATCTTCAAACAACGATAGCCTCCTTCGTGAATCCCACCCAAGTGACCACGACGGACAACGCGTCCACCACGGTCACTGGGGCCACGGTCAGTTGGGGATCGACGATCACCCTGGCCCGCAACTTTACGGAGAGTACCAACGCCAGCGCGTCGGCTCTCCTTTATAGAGTTTACTATTCGCCCCTAACGACGGACTTTCATCGGATCGACCATCTGATGGACCCGATTACTGGCTATGAATTCGGATGGGACATACTGCCAATCGACGAACTCGATAGACGAGACCCTCAAAGGTCTTCTACGACTGAGCCTTATCAACTCTTCTTCCACCATTTTGACCCGGTGGCAGGACTACCTGTGTGGGAGTTGTGGCCGGGTCCCACCGTCTCAAGAGCATATACGGTTACAATTTGGAGGCTTGGCACGGCGTTCTCGGCGGACGAAGATGCGCTTCCTCCGCAAATTACAGAGGAACTATTGCTTCTGCGGGCTCGATACCTCGCTTACGAGTGGGGGGCAGCTAACGATGCGGACCCGCGAAAGCGACAGTCCTACCTCTCCTTGATGGGCGCGGCCAAGTCGAAGTACTCTACTGAAGGCCAGCCGGGCAGACCTTTGGGCCTGCTCGATCAGGCGATGCGTAGGGATGAAGAGGTGGCTACCTTGCAGGGTCGTACTCGTCCGAGACGGCCTGGACCGGGTTGGCCTACAGACAGTAACTTCGCTCAAAGCCACGCCATACCGGGGTGGTGGAGATAAGGAGCAACATGGCTAAACGGAAACCAAAGCCTAAACCGAAACCTAAACCTAGATATTAAAGGAGGCAATTATGCCTGAAGGCAGAGAATACGCATACGGAGCGGGTCCCGGTGGGGGCCTCGGCAATCAACACGGAGGGGGGATCGTAGGTCCTCTCGAACCATGTCCTTACGAAATCAGTCCGGGCGGAGGAGCGTCGCAGAAAGGCGGAGAACGTAATGGTCCTTTCGGCGGGCACATGCAGTCGCCGAGTCCGATTCCCATCGTGGCAAGGGACTCGATGACGGGCAACCCCTCGGCTGGGGGAGGTCTTGTAACTCCGATGGACACGGCCCCGACCATTCCTGGTGTTAGGGGTGGAGACGGTACCGGCCCGGTCTCGGGAGGCGGAGCTAAGATCTCCAGCCCCTGGAGCGGTCCGTGGGGTGACATGGTTGGATAAGGAGTGAGGGATGGCCAGAGCAATCATCCAAGGATTCGCGGAACAAGGCGGATACACCGTCACCACAGACGGACGAGTATCCACCACCAAGGTCCAGCGCAGCTTTCCTGGCTGCACAGTGGACGTGTTCCTAGCCGGGACGAGTACTCCGGCCTCCATCTTTTCCGATGTGGGGGGAACGCCTAAAGCGAACCCCTTCATCGCTTCCGCTGACGGCTATTGGTTCTTCTGGGCCGACGACGGATCGTACGATGTGAGATTCAGTGGCGGGGGCATAACCACGCCCTTCACGCTGTTCAACTTTACCGTTGGTCAGTCGGGGGCCCTCAATGATCCGGGGGCCAACGGCATGCTCGCCAGGACGGCTCCCAACACGGTCACTCCCCGAACTATAACTGGGGTAACCAACGAAACTGTCGTCACCAACGGTAACGGGGTGTCGGGTAATCCGACCATTGGGCTGGCCACCTTCTTGGAATTTACGGGGCGGACTTTGAACGGCGGCACTTACCTTTCCCCAGGTATCGCTTCGTTCGCCTCAGCCATTCACAATCACGAAGGGGCCGTAGGCGGCGGGCAGTTCAACGCTACCAACATCTTCAGTTCCGGCACTGTCCCGGTGGCCAGACTTCCGATCATGGTCGGAGCGAGCGCCATCGCAGCCGGAACCGCCGGTCTAGTGCCACAACCCCAAGCCGGGGATGATGACCTATTCCTGCGAGGCGATGGTACTTGGCAAGCGGCAGGGGGTGGAGGCGGAGGTACACCTGCGTCTCCCAACCTGTCCCTCCAGTACAACAACGCCGGGGCCTTCGGCGGAGTCACTGGCACCAGCAGTGATGGAACCCAGGTCACTTGGACGGACAGTGTTCTGAGAGCTACGTCGCCTCGAATCACGACCAACATTAAGGATTCGAACGGCAACGCCATCATCACCCTCAACGCGGTGGGCACTGCGGTCAACAACCTTCAGATCGCCAACGCTGCGGCGGGAGGTGTGCCTGGAATTGCTGCTATCGGAACCGATGCGAACATAAGCATTAGCTTGACTCCCAAAGGCACTGGGGTGGTGTCTACTCCTGCGAACGTCACGATCAGTAACTTGGCCCCGCAGATCACGCTGATCGACACTAACGATTCGAAACAGGCTAGGCTGCTGCTGAGTGGTAGCAATCTGTCGCTTATAAACGACACGTTGGGAACCACCCCTCTAAACATCGACACGACCAACAATTTAGTCACCATAGTTGGTGGACTGACTATAAACAACGCCAATCCATCTATTGTCTTCGACGACACCGCAGGCACTGACGCAAAGATTGATCACGAAGCTAGCGTACTAAGATTCGGTACCACGTCGGTGAATCAGGTTACCTTGGACGTGGCTACCGGGATCATGAACTTCACTCAGATCCCGACGATGCCAACCACCACTCCGTCCGCGACTAATCAAGTGGTGTCGAAGAACACGCTGGACAACGCCACGCTGCCGTTCACGTATAACTGGTTTGAGTTCGACCCTTCGGCTTCGACCACCAGTACGGAAGATAGACCCGCCGTGAACATTGGACCTTTGGCTTCAGGGCTAATGACTGGAACCAAGATCAAAGCTTATTACAGTCAGGGATCTCACACTTCAGGGGGGAGCGTATCGTTCACGATTCGTAGAAGAGGTCCGTCTGGCTTTACGGACTTTGGTCCTATTACTCTGGACAACACGAACAACACTATCAACACTGTCTATTCGACTAATGCCACCATCGGCTTACAAGAAGGGGACACGCTCTCTTATTACATCAGCGCCAGATCAGGGACCGTGAGCGAGAGAGCGGTAACCATATCGGTCATAGGGACCATGAAGAGGACGAATCCGTAATGAGAATCGTAACTTTAACTCCCGGCTCTACGACAAGCCCTTTCGGTGGTGGGACCGCCTGGAGTACGATCAATTCGGCTGGAGGATCTGATTCGAATAACTGTAGCAGTTCGAATGGTGGGGCTCCACAAAGTACCAGTGATACGGCTAGATGGTTTAACTATCCTACCAGTTTGCAGGGATTTGGCCCCAATGATATTCAGTTGATTCGGGGTCAGTTCACTTGGAGCGCCGGTGGTAATGCTAGTGGGAGCGTAGACAGCGATGGAAGTTGCAGCGCCAATACCAATGCGTCTGGAGATATATTTGGTGGAGTGAGTGGTAGTATTGGATTCTCCCTAGGGGCGGGGATCAGTTTGACTGGCCCAGGACCCGTTTCCGACAATGATAGTTTTTCTGACGGAAATACGGAGATCACCACTTTCACTCCCAACACATTCGCCAGCATAACTGGGGCCCAATGTCAGGCTCAGACAAGCACTGATGCCGAAAGTGGTATCGGTGGCAGTACCGGATCTGCCAGTGCAGATGTCAGCATAGGGATAGATAATCCCGTTCTTCTTGTAACGCTAAGCGATTGGAGAGTCATTACCTGTTAACCGCTCCCCCAAGGAGTGATTATGCCGACGAGAACAATGATGGACCAGAACAGGGACACAACTGGATGGGGAGTGGTGGGGCTCATTCTAGGGCTCATGAGTACAGGTGACTTGCTTGTTCAGGCCCTTATGATTATCTTGTTCCCAGCATTGGGATGGACGCTCACGTATTTTGTGAAGCGAGAGATCACGTACAGATTTCCACCCAAAGAACCTAAAGCATTGCGGGATGAGAACTTGGACTAACCCTAATATAGGAGTACGAATGAAAACCTTTTTGATCGCTCTGTTTCTAATCTTGGGAACCGTCACTGCGACTGCCCAGGATTTCCGATTTAAGGTGGGCGTGTTCGCCACCGCCAGCGAAGTCAAGGGACTTGCTCCCGGCAACTTCGGTACGGAAGGGACGACCTATCGTCCTAACATTGCCGCAGAGGCGATGGGCACAGTCGGAAAGATTGGGCCTGTAAGGGCTTCGGCAGGAGTCACTTACAAGCGCAACTTCACGACCGACGTAGATACTTACTACTTGAATGGACAGGTCAGTTACCACTATTCGATCTTCGAACCGTTCGCCAGATTCAGCGCAGGTCTCGATAGAGCCAATGGTTCTGGGGTGTTTAGTCGAGAAGTTCTTATCGGAGGTGATCTAAATTTCGGGAACTTCTACGTCCGCCCATTGGCAGTAGGGTTCAAGAGAACCGGCGAGTTCCTCGCTCCGGCTGAGCGGACCTTCCAATCTGGTTTGGGCTTCCGCTTCTAATGATTAACTATGCCGTACAACCACACCACCTTCGCGCAGGCCAAGCAACGGCTCGCCAATGACCTTGGCGACCCAGGTAAAGTGTTCTTCACGGACCACGAACTGGGCCGTTACATAGTCGAGGCGCTAAGGTGGTGGGGGTTGACGGCGATGTACTTCCGGGAAACCGGCAAGATCGAGACCGTCAACAACCAACCTTTCTATTACCTGGAGAACAGTCTCTTTAATCAATCCGAGACCGAACTGATCCAGGGCCTGAGTGTCACCGACCGCGAACTAATCAACGACATCAACTACGCTCTGATGGAGCCGCAGATTTCGTCCTGGCCAGGGGGATGGGTGGGTACGGAGATGTTCTCATTGGAGGAGATCTCCACCATCCTGACTGAGAGTCGGGATGAGTTTCTGAAGTTGACCGCCTGCATCGCTCAAGGCTACACCGTCAACGCGACCACCAGTCGAGTCATCCTTCCCTCGGATCACATAAGAATTTTGAGGGCGGACATCACTCCACAAAATCAGGGCGCGGTACCTCTTTGGTCCATTGATCAGATCCAACTGCACACCACAGTTAGGCAGACGGTTCAACCTGGAACCAACAGACCTAAGGCTTATAGCGTCTCTTACTCTCCACAATTGACAGTGGATCTGTGGCCTCCTCCGCCGGTTCTGTCAGTGCTGGAGATCCAAGGGGTCAAGACTGGTGGCGCTCTTGATCCAGTGAACGTAGCCACTTCAATAGGAGTTCCGGATGATGCAGGAGTCGTACTCAAATATCGAGTATTGGCCGACTTATTCGGAGGAGACGGATTGGCCCGATGCCCCGCCATGGAACAATACGCAGAGCGACGTTATATGGACGGATTGGAAGCAATGGCTAATTATCTCTCCATCTTATGGCAGAATGATGATGGTCCAAGAGGACCCATCTCCACGGTCGCTCAATGGGATCAAGTTAGGCCAACATGGAAGCAGACTACGGGGACCCCCCGCTCCGTAGCTCAACTAAATTGGAACACGATTGGGGTGCGGCCAATACCTAACGGGGTCTATGCGATGACCTTCGAAGCGATTCGCAAGGCCCCGGTCCCCGTTGCGGATGGTGACTTCATTCAAGTGGGACGTGAACATATACAGGCAATCTACGACTACGCTCAGCATGTGGCGTTGGTCAAGTCGCAGGGAGCAGAGTTCGAGATAAGCATGCCCAGATATGAGTCGGCCCTGGCGGCGGCCTTAGACTACCGACAACAGATGGCGGCGCAGAGCCCTCTCTATCAAGCTAGCCAGCTTCCAAGCCTACAGGAGAGATGGTTTAGACCTCTTCGTAAACAGCAGGCTGTGGCGGCGGCTCAGGAAGATCGACAACTTGTGGAGGCATAATGGCAGAGTACAATCGCAAACCACAAATCCTTGTCAAGCGGGGAATGAACATTACTCTGCCTGGGGACCGTCTGACTCCGGAGTGGTTCCAGTACGGGGAGAATCTTCGTAGCTACATCCTCGGCGAATGGAGACAGCGGCCCGGAATGACCGCCCTCTATACCACCGCCGATACTGCTAACGTTTACTTCCTTGGGAGGATCAATGACAATTCCGCAGGAACCTTTCGTAGATTGGTCGGTACGGCTAACGGAAACGTCTACGTCGATAACGCCTCTCACAACGCCTTGTCCGTCGCCGACACCGGCTTTAGTGGTAAAAAATATTCGGCTGTCATATCCAGACCCGATAGATCAACTAACCCATTCCTCTTCATTGGGAGCGATACTCGTAACAGTAAATTCTCGACCACAGGAGCCAGAACGGAATGGGGACTCGCTGCTCCACTTAGCCCTCCAGTCGTTGACACGCAGGGGCTTAGCTACGCTCTCGTCGATAACTGTAACGCCATCACCGGGTTCACAGCCGGAGGAGTAGGCGGAGCCTTCGCGGATACGTCGCGGGTCAATACAACTATTCTCGCCATCTTGTATGACGCCGCCGCGCCCAACATGGCTTCCGTGATACCTACGTCGGCAGCCAACATCAACGCCGGAATGTTCCTTACGTTCAATGGGACGGAGGAGACTTTGGTGGACGAGGTGTTGCCGACGATTGCCACCACTACCATAGCAGCTATCAATTATGACTCAGGATCAACAGGACCTTGCACGATTGTGCTCACAGCCCCGTCTACAGGACTGGTTAGAAACGCTATTGTTAGACTCAACTCCTCCGAGTACGTTCGTGTTATCTCCGTTACAGAGGGACCTGATGGAATACCTTCTTTCAGAACCTCAACCGTGGGCACCTTCTCTGCAACTCAAGCAGTGGCTGGAGCAGCGTCATTCAGATGCTTCCTCGAAGCTACCTACGTAGCCACTAACACCATCGTAGCTGACTTCGTGCAGTTCACGCCGACGGCTGCCGGACTGGCTACTGCTTCGAAGACTGCCGCGCTAAATTTGGCAGTGGCTAACATCTCGGAGGGCGGACTGGGTGTGAACCGTCCGATCCAGTCAGACGACTTCGTCCACGTTGGAATCAGGGGACAGTTCAACTTCCTGACGGAGGTGCAGATCCGCTTCGACGTGGACGCGACGACGAACGACTTCACCCGCAACTACTACTTCATAGCTCTGCGTCAACCTGACTTGCAGGGGGCTGTGGCCCGAACTTCGCAGGCCATCTCCGCCCAGCAGGTGGAGATTCAGCGGACCCAGATAGACGACTTCGTCCGCAGCCAGTTGGCCAAGCGGGGGTTGGAGTTGAGCAGGCAGCAGATCGACGCGCTGGGCAACCTTCAGAGGACCACTCTCGACGACATCAACCGGGCTCTGGGGCCGGGGTTCGAGATAGGGCAGGACTTGGCTCCCGTCTCGCTGCCCGCCGACTCGGGTGACAACCAGTGGACCGAGTTGTTCCTTCCGATCTCCGCCTTCCAACGAGTCGGGACCGACGAGACTCGGACGTGGGCCAACGTGGCCGCGTTCCAGATTTCTTTTCAGACCACGTCCGCAGTGGCCTACGGGATTGACGACATTTGGGTGGGAGGCACACATGGGCCGGACACGCACGACCTTCCTGGTTATAACTATGTTTATCGGGCCAGGAATACTACTACTGGCAGCGTCTCGAATCCTTCGCCTCCTACGAGATCTCCTATTCTCAGTCGCCGCAGACTGGTGAAGGTGACGATGCCAGCCTACACGGACACGCAGGCGGACGTGTTGGACGTGTTCCGTATCGGCGGCACACTGGGAGACTATCACTACATAGGCACGGTCACGCCCGCGTCCTCGTCCATATTCCAGGATGACATTCCGGACTCGACGGCTCGAAGGAATCCGATTGTCCAAATGGACCGCTTCAAGCCGTGGCCGAGGCCCGACCTCCCCCGTACTGGCACCTGTAACGTTGTGGGCACGACCGTGATCCGCACGGGAGGGGACAACTTCAATGTCCAATGGGTGCGCGGGTCACAGATCATAATCAATGGTAAGTTCTACAGCATCTACACCAACCCGACCTCGACCACCCGAGTTGAGATCAACGAGAATGGGGGGACCCAGACCAACGTGTCTTGGTTCATGCCGGAACCGTTGTTGGATTCGCAAGGACTCCCCGCCGTATTTGGTCCTTACAGTGGAGCCGGAGGAGAGTTCTTCTTCGGAGTGGGAGATCCTCTCAATCCGGGCTTCCTGATCTGGACCAACGGCAATGATCCAGAGTCGGCGTCGGATGTTAACTTCCTGGAACTGTGTTCTCCTTCCGAGAAGCTGATGAACGGTTGCATCCTCGACGGGATCGTGTTCTGCTTTAGCGACAGGAGAAGTTGGAGGATCTTGCCCTCCTTTACTGGGGGAGAAACAGGAGGCGGGTCCTCCTTCTATCCTCAAGAGACCGGAATGGGTAAAGGTGTGGCTGCTCGATACGGCCTCGCCGTTGGGGACGGCATCTACTTCGTGTCCCATGATGGGATCTACAGAACCGACGGCAACGCCCTGGAGAGTCTGACGGACGACTCCCTGTCGCCCCTCTTCCGAAAGGACGGAGTCAACACCGCCTTCTCCGCGCCGGTCTCCGCAGTGGACTTCACGCAGGAAGACGAGATCTCCCTGACGTACACCTATGACGGGCTTTACTTCAACTACAAGGGCCTAGACACCCTACGCTATACCCTCTATTACTCTTTCCTGACCAGGGGGTGGACGGTCGATCTGTCCCCGGCCTTCCCCATCATACGAGTGGCCAGGGAGATCCAAGCTACCAACACCGACTTCCTGATCTTGGGATGTGAGACCGGAAGGGTTCGCAACTTCTCGACGTCCTTCACGGACGCTAGCGCGCCCATAGCCTGTCGTCTGTGGGATCGGGAGGAGATCTGGGATGACATCCGTGGGACCAAGCAGGTGGGAGATTTGGTGATCGACGTCAACCCCGGCTCGGCCACCATCACCCCGACGGCTCGCTATGAGAGCAACACTAGCAACGATGTACTGGACGTCATAACCGGCAGTGTGAGGGACCAGCATGTTCGAGACATCAATTCGGGTAGCGGAAGAATCGTTAGAGGAGTGGCTCTTGACCTTACATGGAATGATGGATCTGCGGGAACTCCAAGACTATATGCTTGGGAGCCTGCCGGACTCGTCAAGGCGGAAGAACAGGTTAATCGCGCTACTGATTGGGACGGCGGTGGTTATAACGGCGCGAAGTACCTGCAAGGGTTCAGACTGCGTGGGGATACGCTCGGACTGACCAAGTCATTCCAGGTGGAGATCGACGGGTCGGCTGTGGCCGTGGAGGCGTTCACCTTCAACTCGAACGGGGAACAAGTGATCGCCTACAGTTTGACGAACCCGGTCGTGGCGCACGAATTCAGACTTAGGGGGACCGACGGGGACCTCTGGAGAAATATGGGAATAGAGTGGATCTGGGAACCAGAGCCTGAGCAGGCTACCACTTGGGAAACCCAGGTCACTTCTTTCGATTTGCCATTCTATTCCCATATTAGGGAAGTGATGATCGCACATCGCTCGACTGCGAATATTACAATGTCTGTAATAACGGACGGAGTCACCAATGTTTATACCATTCCGCACGGGGGCGGTGCTCGGGTCCGCTCTTACTTACCTACGCAAGCGATCAAAGCGAAGTACCACAAGTTCCGATTCACTTCCTCCCAACCCTTCGGACTGTGGCTCGCCGACATTGAAATCAAGGCAGGAGCCTGGGGAAGAGGAGACGCCTATAACACAATCAAGCCGTTCGGAGACGTCAGTCGATCTAACGGAGGAGCAAAAATATAATGGCTAACGCGCTTTACGATTTGGCGAGGCAGGCGTTCCTGGATGGGGACTTGGACTGGTCCGCCAACGACATCAAGGTTTATCTGATCGACACGGCTGACTACACTGTCAATCTGGCTACGGATCAATTCGCAAGCATCATAGCCGGGGCCGCGAAGGTGGCCACCAGCGGGAACTTGGCGGGCAAGACCGTGACGAACGGAGTGGCTGACGCCAATGACTTCACCTTTACTTCTGTCACTGGAGATCCTTGTGAGGCTATGGTTATATGGCAGGACACTGGCAACCAAGCCACGTCCAGACTGATAGCCTACATTGATACAGCTACGGGTCTGCCGATCACCCCCAACGGCAATAACATTGATGTGATCTGGGACAACGGGGCCAACCGCATCTTCAAACTGTAAGGCGGTGACCGATGGCCATCGCAATAGATGCCTCCAGTCCTATTAGGTTTACCGGGACTCCAGCGAACAACGTGGACATTACGTCTGCGTCGTTTACTGCTCCGGCCAATTCGCTGTTGGTAGTTCATGTGTCTGCGGACACGAATGGCTCCTCTGCGGACATAACCATCTCTGTTAGTGACAGCGGAGGTTTGACATGGACGAATAGAGTCGAGAGAGATCCCGGAGACGCGGGGGCGGAGGCGGGCCACGCCTCGATCTGGACGGCGGAACAGCCTACTAGCGCATCCAGGACGGTGAGCGTTAGAAGGACTGCTGGGAACGGATCGACCAATCGTATCAGTGTCAAGGTCGAGGTTGTTACGGGAGCGGACATCGGGGGTGACCCGATAGGGAACGTTGGTGAAGGAAGTAGTACCACCAACAACATCACTCCCAACGCTTACACTTCTTCGGCGGATAACTCTAGGGGATTTGGTTGCGCAACCTGCTGGAACCAGCTAGGCACACCGACCTCGACAGATACTGAAGATGGGGCGGATTACTCGGGAGCGATCTCTGTAATCTCCCTATACAAAGCGGCGAATACTCCCACCTCTGGCTCGACGGTCACGATGAACTTCGACGCTGGTGGGACTGGGGCCGCTGCTTGGAACTGGGTAGCATTAGAGGTCCTCCCTGCGGCTGCTGGGACTCAGACCATTACTGCTACTGGAATCGCATCTGCTGAAGCGTTCGGAACGTCCAGTCTTCAACTCAACATTGACACGACTGGCATTGCATCGGCTGAGGCTTTCGGAACCCCGTCGGTCCAGTTGAACATCGACACGACCGGCATCGCTAGTGGGGAAGCGTTTGGAACTCCTGCGCTAGAGTTAAACATTAGCGCCACGGGAATACCCAGCGCGGAAGCGTTCGGGACGCCAGTGATCTCCGTCGCCGGAGGAGATCAAACCATCACGGCTACTGGGATTCCTTCGGCGGAGGCGTTCGGGATTCCCACGCTTACGGGTGGGGCAGTCACAGAGATCGCCTTCAACACGCTGATGACGGCCACGGTCACGTTGGCCACCGTAGGTAAGCCCGTGTACGTATTGATGGAAGAAACCCTGGGGACATTTCCCCGGACGTTTCAGGGGAGGGTGGCCGATCTTTCGATCCAGCATCAGAGTGGAACTTTTCACTTGGTGTATAAGGAAGGAACGGTTAATCTTACGACGGATTCCGGCTTCGAATTCGCCGACGTAAACGGCAAGAAGCACTGGCAGTATGAGGCCAGGGACAACAACCAGTTGTCCCTGGGCGAGGTTTATTTGGCGGGCTCTGTGGGCGGGGAGACGGCGAAGATCACGGTTCACATAATCTAAGGAGACGAAATGATAGCAGCTACAGTTACTTTGGCGACGACGGGGTCGGACCTTTACACTTTGATCGAGACGGCCACCCCTAATCAATTGGGGACCCTATTTACGGGGCGGGTAGCCGAGGTCCACATTCAGTGGGGATCGGGAGTCGCCTTCCATCTGGTCTTCAAATCAGGGACGGTCAACTTGGCGACAGACTCTGGATTCTTGTTCGCTGACGCGGACGGCAGGAGGGAGTACGTCTTGAGGGCCACGTCCCATAACCAGATTAGCTTGAAGGACATCTATCTGGCGGGGGCCGCTGGGGCCGAGACTGCAAGGATTTCGGCGTACACAATCTAATGCCTAATCTGTACACGCCCAACTTGTCGGGGATGGACTCTCAGACTGCCAGGATCATTCGTGACTTGGCGGATAGGGTGAACTATCTAACTACGGAGCTAGATAGAGTAAGGAGCAATGTGCCGAATCAGGTTGGGGATATGGCTCTGAGGCAGAACCCTCAGCCAGGAATCATCACCATCCCTTATAGAGATGATGGAGGTCAGGATGGATTCATAAGAATTAGTTCTGATGGAGTTATAGTTAGTTATACCAATCCGGTTGAGAGTATATTTCCATATACAGATATAACTACTATAGGTAATGTGGGAGCGGGTCTTGATTCTCTACATAGCTTCTCTTTACCTGCTAACTCTTTAGCCAATGATGGAGACTCCGTATGGTACTTATATGCGGGCAATCTTGCTACAAACGATAACGACAAAAGATTACAGATTGGTATCGACGCTCAGGTAGTTGAAAACACCGGACTGATAGATGTGGATACGGGATGGTGGAGAGTGGAAGGGACCTATACTAGAAGATCACCCACCAACATTTTTGGTGAGGCTCATGTAGTCTTTGGGTTCTTGAATCAGTTAGATGGCGCAGGAGTTCAGTCAGGTAGTAGTCAACGACATTTAGCGCGTAATAATTCATTGACAGTATCGAATCTTAACACCACTGCTGTAACTATGTTGGTACAAGCTGAAGCTACAGCAAATGATGATGTTACACAGAATCTGAGTATCATCAAACTCTGCAAACCACGGACGGTGAAACTTGTCTAACTATACCAGAACTATAGTCTATATGTCCGAGACTGCGGTTGATGGAACCTTGACCGGCAATACTTTGATTACTCAAAGTAGGGAATCTCAATTAGATAGCTTCTTCGCTCTCGATGTAAGAGCGGCCACAACCCAGTCGGTGAACGTTCAGACCCCTTGCACGATTAGTATCGGGACTAACTTCCCCGCACTTGATAACATTTGTAGTACCCAAAGTATAAGTGGTATCGCGGGACAATTGAGAACCCTAACAGTGAATCCCTCTTTCACTAGAGTCCCCGAACTAACTAACATCGGAGTCAAGGTTGTCGCTGCGGCAACACCAGTGCCCTCTACAACTCCGACGTTGAGTTTCAGGATAGCGTTAATAGGAATAGAAACATGACCGACAACGTAATAATTAGGATGTTAGATCCGGAACAATATTACTTGCTGGAGGAATTTTGTGAGCGGGAAAATATTCCCATGCTCAGCCCTGACTGGTCGAAGGTAGTGGCCGCCATCGACACCGAAACTGGGAAGGTGGTCGGGATAGTGGTCTGTCAGATGCAACTTCATATGGAGCCGATCTGGATCAAGAAGGATTACCAGGGCAAGGGCATCTGGGAGATGATGGCCGACGCTATGGAGGGCTATCTGGAGGTATTGGCCTGGGGGTCGGGTGAGAGGATTAGTGTATGGAATCAGCCCACTAATGCGGCTGCGGAAAGGATTTGTAGAATCAGAGGATACGTGAAAGGCGAACGTCCTTTGTGGTATAAAGTGTACGACGGTACGACGCTTGAAAGGAGTTTAGAATCATGGCAGCAGCAGCAGTCCCCGCCGCAATTGGAGTCGGATCTTCCATCATAGGAGGGATTCAGGGTAAGGGCGCGGCCAAGAGACAGGAGAAGTTGGCCAGGGAAATGTTGGATGCGCAACGTCCTTTGATGGACGCCCAGCGCAGGGGGTTGGAGTTTGCCCTGTCCCAGGGACAGCAACTGTTCCCTATGGCCACGAACGCCATCAACACGGTCTTCAATCAGGCGACTGGACAGTTCGAGCCGATGCTGAAGGACTACCGGCAGATGTTGGCTGACGCCACGTCTAGCCAAAGCAAGTTCAACGCCGAGGGTGATCAGTTGATGGGCTTCGGCAACGAGATGCTCCGAAAGTCTTTCGCCGAACAGTTGGGCGCTATGACCGGATTGGCGGACCTTGAGCAGGCGTACCGACCGTTCATGCAAGATGGGGCTAGGGCCATAGAGAAGTTCCTCCCGTCACAGGCGACCCTCCAGAAGCTGATGGCTGGGGACTTCGCCAACGTCAACCAGGGATTCAAGTCGGCGTCGGAGAACATCGCCAACTTCGCTCCGAGGGGTGGAGGCCGAGTGTCCACGTTGGCCAACGCCGATGTCCAGAGGCAGAGGGATCTGACCTCGCTGGGGGCGCAAGGCAGGAAGGATTACGGGGGGATGGCCCTCAACAACTTCTTCCAAGGGGCGGAAGGGACCAGAGGGGCCTTGGGGACCAGAGCCCAGATCGCCGGAGACATTGGGCAGCGTGGCCTGGGAACTATTGGGGCGGGACAACAGAGTAAGCAGTTGGGCATCGCCGATTTCGGGGCCAAGTCCAACGTCGGGTTGCAGCAGTTGCAGTCTGCCCTCCAAGCCCTGGGTCTGGCCGGTGGCGCCGCAGGTAACCTCGGGCAGTTGGCTCAGGGGACCTTGGGCCTGGGATCAGAGGGCGGGGGCAACCTCTACAACATGGTTAATAGACAGATGGACCGGGCCTTCGGGGCGCAACCTCAACAAGGTGGGGGAGCAGAAGGATTGGGGGCCCAGTTGGTCAAAATGTTTAGTAGCCCTGGAGCCCAGAACTGGATGTCCAATCTTGGTAACAAGGGCAAGAAAGGCGCAGCCCCAACTGGCATAACTTCAGGTCCGTTGGGCGACTACGTATAAGGAGACCACATGGCAAGAGGAGATTTTCTAAAGAGTTTGTCGAGTGGGATCTTCGGTGAAATCAATAACCAAGAGCAACTACAATCGCAGAGAGACTTCCAAGAGAAGCAAGGTCTTGTACAGATGCTCGCAGGGTTAGCCGATAAGATCGAGCCCGAAGGTCTGCCTATGTTGATGGGCCACATCTGGGACACGATGGGGATTAAGAGGAAGTCCGGGGGCAAAGGTCTGCGCGGGTTCCTCGACGCCTTCTCAGGCATGCCGAACCGTTCCGTGGAGGACCAGTTGGGCACTAAGTTCAGGGATCTGACGAAGGGATTCGTGGGGCCGCAGGAAGCCAGAGACGTTAGGCTGCGGGGTAACATCGCCTCGAAAGGAATCCCCGGCCTAGTTGGGGCGGCTCCCGACAGCGCCTATGGTCAGAAGGCCGCCGCTGACATGGAAGGTCTGAAGGGCAGGATGGTCTTCCGCGATCCTTATCAACAGGAACTGGAGAAAATTAGGGCGAGGTCAGAGGCTCAGGCCCAGTTGATGTCGGACAGGCTGGCTCTCCAGAACCAGTACAGCGCCCTCAAACAGGAAGATGCTCAGAAGCATGCCATATCTTTGGAGAACCTGAGGAACGAGAACCGGACTAACAGAGACCATTCCCGGCTGACCGGCCTCCTATTCGTGGCGGACCCCGAGAAATACGGACACAGCTACGACGCGGCTCACCAGGAAGCGGCGCAGATGTTGGTCGGTAAGTCACAGGCCGAGATCGAAAAGATTATCAAGGACGCCGAACTCAAGGAGACCTTGAAGGGATACTACAAGGCCCAGACTGGAGTGCTCAAGACTGGCAGGCCGGAGAGCCCACTACAGCGGGAGAAGTTCGACGAGCAACTGTACGGCAAGGCGAGGGGGATGTTCCAGAAGTACGGAGAGGCCGAGACTGAATTCGGCACTCAGAAGGCCGAGTACGATAGGGTAGGTAAGATACTGTCTGGGTATGCCGCCGCGAGGAACAAGCGGAAGAGGAACCCTCAGGACCAGGACGTTGTCTTCGACGAGAAGCTAGGCAGGTTCGTGGGGCCGGGAGACCTGGGTCTCAACATTATGCATGAGGATCTGATCAAGGCGTACGGCAAGGCGGGAGAGAAGAGGACCACAGCCGAGGGACTCATGAAGACCAGAGGCGAAGAGTTGTACCAGACCCACGGCAAGTTCGTGGAGGCTTTGGACGGCGGGAAGTTTCGACTCAAGTCCCCGGAGGAGATCAAGTCGGGGTTCAAGGCTCGGAGGCCGGTCCTACCTTCGGGGGCGACTAACCCCAACCTTCCGATGGGAGACGGTAACACCGTCAGAATCCCCACGGACAAGAGCGCGGAGGTTCAGGGTTGGAAGACCGGGGACGTAGTGAAACCTAGTTACTTGAAGGGTCAGTGGGTAGTGGGTGAAACGATGACTGAGAAGGGAAGAGAGTTTAAGGTCATCAGAAGGCAGCAGTAATGGAAGACTATTCCAACATCCCAATCGTGGAACCGGACGATGACTTGGACCTTGCTGCGCCCAACGGGGGCAAACCACGTCCGGCTCCGCCTAAACCAAAGCAGAAGCTGCCGAAGCCGCCACGTAAACCTGTCTTGCCGTATGGCGTCACTATGGATGACGTTACTCAAGCGATTACAGGTAAGGCTCCGGTAATCACCGACCCGTCGAAGTACAAGTACCATAAGCGTCCTACCAAGCTTCAGCAGATGATGAGTGAGGGGGAACCTATCGTCATCACGGGACGACGTCCGCCTAAGGCGATCAGGAGACCCGAAAGAGTTCCGACTCGTCCCGACGTTGTCGATCCGGTGACTGGCCAACCTCTTGAACCTCCCCCTTTGGAACAGCCTGGGTGGACCGAGCACATGCTCAACAAGGCGTTGAGGATTCCGGAAGTCTTCCCCAAGCTGGCCGAATCAGCGGGCGAGGCCGTGGACGCCGCCATCTATGGACTAGGTAGATTGGAGGGCGGGACTCCTGAGGAGGTCGCCCAACGTCAGACTCGACTCACCCCTTACATCAAGAAAGTGACCGAGCCCGTACAGTCGTTCCTTCGTGGGTTCGCCCCGCAGGACCCGGCCAAGCAGGGGTACGCCGCCGATATTGCTGGCAGTGGACTGCAATCCGCTGGAGAGTTTCTTGCAGCGGGATGGTTGGGCAGAGCCTTGGGTATTCCTTCGAAAGTGGTAAGCGGGGTCGCGGGCGTAGGTCTCGGCATATCGGAAGGGCTGTCGGAGGCGGATCGTTTGAAGGCCAGCCCTGATCAGCGGGCGATGATCACACTGTTGTCCGGGTTGACTGGACTAACAGAGATGGCAGGACTTGGCAAGTCTATTGAGGGGTTCGGGCTTAGCAAGCTGTTTAGAGATAGGCTGCATGAGATCTTGGAGGAGGGTGGACAAGAGGCCGTCCAGACTTGGCTTAACAACCTGAACATGGTTGTGACTAACGTGGACCCGGATCGTCCGCTGACGCGTGACGTGCTAGAGTCCGCCATCGTGGGCGGGTTCGTGGGCGGGGTGTTTCAGGGAGTGGGTTACGCCAAGGAGAGGGCGTTCGCCCCGAGGACAGAGACCCCAACGTTGCCTATCGGAGAGGCAGCTACCATACCTCCACCTCAGGGATACGTTCCTCCTGCTCCTCCGGCTCCGCCCGTTAAGAAGCCGCGCCCGCTGACTACGAAGCAGGTGCTGGCCGGACAGAGGCCGATGCCCCCGATGTGGGACATGATGATAATGGACAGGGATGCCAACCTTCAGAAGTTTCTTGAAGGGTCGAAGGTTGAGATTCCTCTCTATCATGGAACTACGTCTAACACAGAGATTGATGCTATTGATCCAACGAAGCTAGATCCCCAAGCTCTGTTTGGTCCCGGATTCTATATGACCCAGAATTCGGAAATAGCTGCGGGAGAGACTGGATATGTTACCAAGGAACAATCCGATCTTCCGATGGAGGAGCTTGCTCAAAAGCCTAACTATCCAATCTATCTTCAGGAAGAGATAGCGAAACAGAGCGCATACCTACAAGAGAACTACCCAGATCTAGCAACTAGTATGAAGCCAGATACTCTGGAACGTTCAATCAAATCTTATGCTCATATTCAGGCTATCAGTAGGTTAAGGAACGATCAACAGACTGGCGCTCCTCATGCTTATAAGCTGTATGCTAGCATCAAGAATCCTTTCGACATTAACGCTCCTCTGGCCAGAGGGGAACAAGAAAGGATTGCTCAAGTAGCTCTGAACAACGGAGCCAAGAGCTTTGTCTCTATGCTCCCAGAACGAGATGATGGGTATCACTTCTACAATCAATTGTCTCTCGCTTTAGATAGAGACAAGGCTAGGGTCAATGATGTCCTTCAGAAGGCTGGCTACGATGGCATCACTCATATTGGTGGGCGGGATAGTGTAAAGACTTTCGATAACCTTCCTGAGGCCCAAGCATATGCGGATGAGGTTGGCGGAACTGTAGAGGAGCCCGACTATGGGTATCCTCTGTCTGTTGAAGAGAAGGCCGCCCTACCTCCACAGTTCGTAGTCAGGGGACACAAAGTCTGGGTAGCCTTCCGTCCGGATCAGATTAAATCCGCCACGGGTAACAGTGGGAACTACAGCCCAACTGATCCCCGGATCTACAAAGACGCGGCTGTCATGACTCCTTTGGAGAGTAGCAAATATGACGAGCTAGCCTTCGACGTGATGCCTGCTCTAGGTGGTGGGCAGGGAGCCGCGCCCTACTTGAGGGCTCCTAGGTGGATGGTGCAAGCCCTCAATGTTGATATAGACGGTGGGGTTAACATCCATATAGACGAAGTGCCTGATATAGCTATGAAGATTCAGGCTGCTGCGCCGTCGCCGGAACATGCCCAGGCTGCCTTAACTGCTTTAGATGATCTAGTAACACAAACTAAAGAACAAGGACTTGATACTGCCAGCGTCATCGCCAATGACGCCCCGGAGAAGAAGATCCGAGGGGTCATTGAGCATGAGGTGGTACACTCGGCTGAGAGGGCGGGTCTGTGGCCAACCGAGGAATGGGTAGCTCAACATCCATTGATAGCTGATGTAGCTGGGAGGAAGCCCTACGCTGCTCTTTATCCTAATACTCCTGGGATCGAGAACGTAACTGTAAGAGAGGCGATGTTCGATCATGTCTCAGACGAAGATCTACCTTGGGTATTGGGTATGGAGATACCCGCCTACTATGTCCAAGGACGACTTGACAAACTGGGACTAACTGAGCCTGAAGGCAGACAGTTCTTCAAGGACTACATCAACCACATTCGCACTGAGCAGGGACAGGAAGGCGTCGATAAGTTCCGCACTATCGCTCGAATGAGGCCGGAAGCGGTCGATGCCATAAACGAATCGGATCGTGAATGGAAGGAGCATCAACAAGAACTTAGAGAGCGCGGGCCTGAGCGTAGCGCCATCCTCAATGATCAATCGAGGATGAGGTCGCTTCCTCTCTATGCCAAAGGGGATCTTGTCTATCCTCCCAACGTCCAAGTCAATGACACCGTTCGTAGGGTCGGAGACACTGAGGTTGGGAAGGTGGTGGCCACCCACAGCGATGGGGCCTTCGTCGAATACCAGGACGGCACGACTGAAAAGATTCCGTGGTCGGTGATGGTTGAGGCGGTGGACCCGAAGTTGGGCAAGCCAGAACAAGTAAGGAAGGAACTGAGCAGGAAGCCCGTCGTGCCTTCGGCCAGCGAACTGAAGCTGGGAAGCCCGCCCCGTATTGGGGGCGCGGCGGGGGTCCAACAGAATTCGTCGCCAGTCTTCCAACTGGGGAACGTCGTCCGGGCATTGGACCATGAGAACAACGTCATCGACGAGGACATGACCATCATCGAGTTGGACGTGGACGAGTACGGCCCGCTAGTTCGGGCCCAGCGCCACGATGACGGTGGGGTGGGTGAGTTCAGGCTGGACAGAATCGTGATGGCCTCCGAGGCCGGAGCGCCGAAGGCCCGCCCGCCTAAGTTGCAGAAGAACGATCCGACCAAGGGCAAGGAGAGGATGGCTGCTAACGTCCCCCCTCCGTCTGGGCCTAGCGGGCCAGAGCCTCCACAGCTTCCTCCTTCTGGGGAAGGAAGACCGTTCCGTCATCCGAGGATCATGACCCAGCGGATGGACAACGAGTATCAAAGGGCCGTTGACAGGGCCTATACGTCACTGCTTGAGAAGGGCGGGGTTACTTTGGACCCTGAGCGGAGAGTATTCCTTCAGGTGGTTGACGCCCTCGACGAGGGGAAGATCACAAGCGAACAGTTCGACGAGGCGTTGGAAGAGAACGGGATGACTCTCCAACAATTCATCGACGAGTACAAGGTCACGGTCCATGAAGCGGCTCTGACCTTGTACGAACTATCGAGAGTCAAGGCCAAGTACACTAGCATCATCAAGAAGAACCCGGCCCTGGCCAACAAGTTCCTGTCGGTGCAGGATCAGTTCGATGCCTTGATGGGCGAACTCAACGACACCATCCTGGGCAAGAACGTGTGGCAGCGGGGGTCCTCCCTTATAAGGATGATGATGTTGAGCGACCTCCGCACGGCTCTTGTCAACGCGTGGGTCACGACCGGAAGGATACCGCTGTCGATTGTCAATCACGGCCTGGGAGCCTGGATGCACTCGATGCACAAGAGTAAGGGGAACCCGAACGGTCTAGTTCAGCGAATGAAGATGGCGGCTCAAGACGCCAAGAAGGCCACTGAGATTGGGGTCGAAGTTCTGTTGGCTCTGAAGCCGAGCGAGTTAGTCCACAACCGAGTGGACAAGGCTCCGACCGGGGGCAAACACCTGGAGTATCAACAGGTGATCGACCAACTGGTCAAGCAGTTCCCGGACCTTCACGGCAGGCTTATCGCGCCCGGCATCGGCGATGTCCACGTCTCTCAGTTGGGAACCAAACTTGAAGAGGCCAGGAAGATGGCCGGGAACATGAAGGACATAAAGGTTCGGCAGAAGATGCTGAACGACCTGAAGAAGTTCGAGGACCGCCATCGGAGCAACATGAACAACTGGGCTAAGAAGGGCCTGTACGGAGCGGAGTGGGGGCTCGAACAGCTTCTCACCCCGATGCGCTGGCAGGAGTTACTGTTCCGCCGTCCGATGTTCGTGGCCTATCTGAACTATGCTTTGGAGAAGCAGAACCTGAACTTCGCCGATCTGGCCAGCCGCAACGAGTTGGCCAAGATTCCAGAGCAGGCGTTGAACGATGCGGTGGACGAGGCCCTCGACTTCACCTACTCGTACATGCCGCATTACGAGGAGAACACCCCGTGGGGTGAGAAGCGCGCCCACGAATTCATCAATGCCATCAACAGGCTGGGGCCGCTGTCGGCGCTCGGGGGGATGGCGTTCCCGAGGGCGGTCTACAACGGGGTCAAGTTCGTTTATGAGTACTCCCCGCTGGGGGCCATGCCCTACTTCGTCAAGAAGTTCCGGAACTTGAGAGGGACGGACACCATTCAGGACCCGACCCTTCCCAACGTTTCTTACAAGGCGGAGGGCAGCCAACTTACGGAGCGGGATTTCCAGAGGGTGGCCAAGGCGATGGTGGGCACGTTGATGTTCGCCACGGCGATGGGGCTGATCAAGGCCGGGCTCATAGGAGACGAGTGGTGGAAGCTGAAGGTCCCGTTCGGGACGAAGCTGACTGACAGCGGGAACCCGCTGTACTTGGACCTTCGCAAGTTCCAGCCCCTCTCGACGTTCGTCAGGCTGGCCGACATGTCGATGAGGATGGGTGCTTCGGTCTTCGACACGGACGCCCTCGGGCGCCAGCGCGGAGACTTGGCGATGGGACAGGAGTTGAAGGAGATCTTCACAGGTATAAGGAACTTCCCTGGAGTGGAAGAACTTACCAACTCGTTCTTCGAAATGTGGGATGACGGATCTGGGGCGTCGTGGGATAAGGGGTGGCAGTCGGTGGGAATGTCCATGTCCTTCTTGACCCGCCCCCTAGTTAACGTTAGGGACGCGGTCGCCATCTTCAGCGACGAGGAGCAGAAGCAGAAGGACCTGAAGGGCACCTACATTTGGGGGCCGCTGGTTGATAACGTCCCGTGGCTGCGGAGTTACCTGTTGGAGGATAAGACCGACCCGAACAAATCGCCGGTCGAGACGATGTTCGCGCCCGCGATGTCGTTCCCGATGGGGGCGAAAATGGTCGAGGGGGAGAACTTCGCCGGTCGTGAGTGGAGGAGACTGGGGCTGCTTAACAAGAGGTTCTTGATGGCGGACCCTGACCCGATAGTGAACCGGGCCCAGAACGAAACCTTCTTCGAGATCATGGACCCGATAGCGGAGGAGTTCGAGAACGACCCGGCCTATCAGGCCATGAGCGATGAGGACAAGGCCGCGCAGTGGGAGATCGTGGCCAAGAAGGCCAGGGCTGTCGCCAGGAAGGTTGGCCAAGCCGCCAACGAGGAGGAGCTTATGAAGGACAAGGTCCGACAACGGTCCGGCATGGGCCCTCTGCAACGTAAGTCTAGCGGACTTGAAGAGGAACTCAACCGATGATGAAGCTTAGTGACGATGGGATTAAGTTTCTGAAGGATAAGGAAGGTGTCCGGAACCGCGTCTACGATGACGGGGCCGGGTATCTGACGGTTGGCGTCGGGCATAAGCTGATTGGCCAAGAGCTTGACAATTATAAGCTTGGCTCGTTTGTGCCCGACTGCCAAGTTGACGCATGGCTGAGGATTGATGTCGAAGTCGCGGAACGATGCGTCAACAATTGGGTAGTGGTCCCTTTGACCCAGACCGGGTTCGATATGCTGGTCAGTTTTGTTTACAACGTTGGATGCGATGCGTTCAAGAAGTCAACCCTCCTGCGACAACTTAACAGGGGCCGAATCAGGGAGACTTCTGAGGAGTTTAAGAAGTGGGTCTTCTCCAACAAGAAGAGGATGGCCGGTCTGGTGGCCAGAAGGGCGGAGGAGTCTCGTAAATTTCTTGAGGCCGAAGCGGCACAGGCCCTGGAGGTTTAGTCCCACCAATGGGGCATGTGCTTCAGCATACGGCGCAGGTACTCCAGGTCGTAGTTGTACCTGTAGCGGACACGCTTGTAGAACTCCCTCCTTTTTCCTTTGTAGTGGAAGTAGGGGTCCTCATAGTAAACGTCGTCGTCCGCCAATCTCCTGCAAAGTTCTGAGAAGACTAAGAGTTCTCTCGAAGCCTTCTCAGAGCCTTTGACCATTGCATGTTCCTTCATGTGCTTGGACATTTCGCGGCTGGACTTCTGCATCAGCCTAAGCATCGGCTCGAAGTCCCAGGGCGCGAAGTTCCAAATCTCATGCCGGAACAGCCACAAGTTCTTCAGCCCACGTTGCTTCGGCAGCAGCAATCGCCGCAACCTCCACTTCAGCGGGCGTAACATTTTCGATAACATCAATCTTGCGAACTATCAAGATCAAGTGTTCTCTGTCCATGGCGTTGTGCTTGGCGCACCATTTGATCTTG